TTTAATGATTATATTGGAAATCCCTTCAATATAACCAACCTTTCCCACATTCTCTAAATCAGACACTTGCAGTTGTACTGATTCTATAAAATCACTAATATTCATAGCATCTTTGCAAGTTTCATTCAAAAAAACCTGTAAATTGAATGTTTTGTTATTTGAATTGATGATATTTGTATTTCCATTGTTATTGTTATTGTTAGTTCCATTTTTACAGAGTTCTATAACAGATTTGTGAATATCCGTGTTGCTCTTTACTAGCTCACAAATAAGATTTGTTAAATTATTAATGTCACTACTATTATTAGTTAATATATTATTATTATCATCGTCCGTAACATTAGAATGAGAGTCTTTACACTTTTTATTGTGTTTCCATAAACCAACACGGGAAGTAAATTCTTTGTCACATAATTTACAATTAAAAATTTTATTTGTGTCAATTATTTTTGGGCAACTTTTGTTGCTAAAAGTGTTAACTTGTGTTAACTTTATATGTTTAGATGTCAATAAATGTTTGTCATAACTACTCTTTTTATCCGTAAAATAGTCACAATTTATACAATTAAATCTAGGAGCAACTTTTGAGCAACTTTCTGTTAACATTTTGTATATAATTAGTTAACATAAAAAGTTGCTAAATATTCTGAATTATTTTATTTAAAAAATTTATCATAACAAACTAACAATTATTTTTTCTGTGACTACATGCTAATTTTCAATTATGGTAACAAAGTTTATTTTTCTCCAAGACCTTTTCTGATTTTTCAAAAATGGACAAAAAAAATGTCCAAAATTGAAAACCCAAAATACTTTTGGGAAAAATAAAACGTTAAAATATAATAAATTCCTCAAAGGGCTTAAAGAAACATTTACACAGTTTATGGTTTCTGTTACAAATGTCCAGTTGTATAAATAATAAAACGTATGAAACACCTGTAAATTATAAGTTTTATTATTTGAATTTATGATATTTGTAATTTCTCTTTTATTCCATTGAATATTTTATACAGGATATCAGGTTCAGTATTCCATGGTAACCTCTACATGTGACTGAATCACAAAAGCATAAAATTGGTTATAGATCAAATAATAATATTATCAATAATAGATTTAATTTCTCCACTATCTCGTAATCTTTTCAAATCAACACATGTTTTCACTAACGTAACATTTTTACGCTGTTCCACATTATCTTCACCAGAAATATTAGAAGGTATATAATATGTTAATCGTTCACAATGTTCAATATGATGTGGATCATGAATATTTTTTATATTTACGTCACCATATAATAAATAATGAGTATTGGCGTTGATTACAAGATTTAAATCTTGATATTCTTTGTATTTTGGATTTTTTAATTTAGTAACAGGAATGAATGCAATAACATTACTAACTTTACACAATGAACCTAATAAAATAGCGGCGTATCCACCACCAGATGTTCCCATAAAAATAACTTTCTCATACCCACCATCTTCTATTTTACTAGTTAAATAAATAACGGTTTCTTCAATAGAATTCGTAATAGAATCAATTCCTTTATGGTAAAGCGATTGTTTTTTATCTACATAAAATAATAAATCAATATTATTTGAATATTCTTTGGATAAATAATTTAAAAATTCAAAAGGAATTATTCCACCCATTTGTAACGCCATTCCTCCAAAACAAATAATTAAATTTTTTGATCCTTTTAACATTGATAATTCACTCATACTATTTATTCTATATCTATGCAATATTTTTTGTAGAAAGTTCCAAATGCTATATCCCATAATTTGAATCGTTTTGAATAATTACAAGATCTCTTAGTATGATGATAATAATGATCAATAGAGTACAATTCTATATGAAAATATTTTGGAAGCCAAACAAACTGACTAAAACAACTAGTTCGCATATCTTTTCCTAAATGTCCACTTACTTCGATAAATGTTTTATGTAATAAAAAAATGAAGTATTGAAGAGTAGTAAAAGGAAGAAGGTAAGACGTTATATACATCGGAAGTAAATTAGTAATCATTAAATCTATAGGATCTTGATGAAATGTTGCCAATATTGTTGTATCATCATGATATTCATGATGTCTTTTATGAACATATTTATATAAATATCTAGAATGAAGAGACCTATGTGTAATATAATGAAATAAATCAAAGACAATTTCAAAGAGAAAAGAATACGGAATAAAATAGACAACTTCTAATAGTGTTGTATGTTGTGTTTTTTTACAAATTAAAATACTGACAACATCCATTGAAGTTATTAACAAACAATTATAAATATCTTTTGATTGAATCATTACAGTAGTATTATTAACATGAAGATGTTTTATTGAAAAATAATGAATTAATAACAACATACATGAGTTTTTGAGAAAAGTAGATATGTAAAGAAAATGATAAGGGTAAGATGTGTAGAGAAATATCAGATAGTAAAGATATCCTATAGCTGTAAAAGTCGTGTTCACAATAATAAACGTATTAATACTCGGCATATGTTTATTTAAATAAATTTGTTATATAACACCGAGAGAAAATGATAAAAGGTGTAAAAGAGAATTATCTAATCACGTTTTCACTATAATAGAATTCAATAACATAGTTGTTACGTTACATCGTATGGTTAACATTTTATTCTATTTGTTGGAAATAGAATAAAATAAAATAAAATAAATATGTCAAAAATGCCAAACCCAAAAGCTGCAAATTTGGCTCCACCTTTCCCAAAGGTGGATTAGGTAGCATACATCAAACCAGCGTTTCCACCAACAAATACTACCATATTGATTCGTTCTTCCATAATATACAGATTGTAATTGTATTCATAAATTCTCCATGTTGGTTTATTAATACCCACAATATCTCCCGATTGTGGGTCACAAATTGTCAAAACTTGAGCTAAAGGGTCCAATGCAGGGATAACTGTTGTAAAATCCAATTGTACTTGATTAAAACGATTCATATTTATAGCACCTGATGGTTGAAGGTCTAAAGGTGATGTATTCAAAGAGAAATTATAACAGTATAGTCCCTCTGGTGCAGCACCAGAAGTTCTAGTAAATTTTTCTATATAATTGAACACTCCAGCGTCTAATATATTTTCTCTATATTGCCCATCTAGTAAAATACCCATACTAATCAATATTTCTTTAATATTTTGAGGAGTAAAAGTACCTGACGTCATATAGCCAGTTAAAAGTCCGTCAGGGTTAACTCCTGGACCAATGGTTTTGCCATTGCTTAAAACATAATTTCCACAACTCTCCGCGGGAGTAACATCTGACGGTAAATAATTATATGGCCAATTTGTATAATTTGTCCATTCGTTACGTAAATTAGCGTCACTTCTTTGAAAATAAAACATCCAACTTGAAATTAAACCAAGAGAGTCTAAATCTACTTTATTTGGACCAGTGACATTATAAAATACATTTTCATTTACTTGTTTGAATAAATATTTTTGTTCATTTTTAGCAAATATACGAGATTCATCGTTTGAAAGAAAACAATATGTTGACATTAAATGTATATTTGGAAACCATACACTACGCTGGTCTAAATAAGAATTAATACCCAACTCTACATCAGGAGGTGTTTGTAAAAATCTATACATTTGATTCTGGTATTGATTGAAATTAGGTGCAACGTATGGATAATTATTGACTGAATCAAAAACATCTCTAATTTTGAATAATTCACTTATAGGTCTAATTGTTACATAAATTTGCAATTCATTATATTGTAATGAAACCAAAGGGAACGCCATTTGTGTTTTTAATGTAAACCACGAATTCAAAGGAATAAACAATTGTCTTCCTCTTATAGAGGGTTCCGCGCCAGCAAGATTATCTGTGTAATAAGAATTTGGATAAGAGTTGACTCTACTATTTGCATTTGCTGGATCAACTAATCCAGGAACGTGGCCAATCATTTCATAAAATAATTTCAATTTTTGACCTGAAAAATCTCTACGAGACATATTCAATATGTAAGAACCAGAATATTCCTGTAATTTTTGATTGCCGCAATTAATTGTTATTTTTTCAATCATCATTGCTCCTACGTAATCTATCCATTTGAACTCATATGGAGCCCAATCAGTATATGAAGTTGTGCCATCTTCATTTACGTATTCTTGAGGAGGTAAAATTGGACTCCATATAGACGGTAAATCCAAAACAATATAAGTATCCATTAATAAATCTGCATACCTTGGAACTTTAAATTGAAATGTAGACGATTCATTCAACCGCAAAGTTGTACTCCCTTCAAAATCTATTCTGAATTTTTGCATACCAAAATTAGTATATTTTAAATAAGCTGCTTTCCAAAAAGTTTTTGAAGGATTACCATTTAAAATTACATTTTGTTGTCCGCTTGATACTAAATTTAATAATCCACCTGCCATAATTACTTTATATATATATTTGATTTTAAATTATAATATTTTGTTTTATGATAATAATATTATAATTATTGTTTTGTTAATCGCTTGTTTCTTCTTCTAGACGATTTTCTGCTTTTTTTAATTGTTTTTTTACCTCGCGTTTTCTTCTTTTTATGTTTCATAGTTTTTTTATAAACCTTACCACCTTTTGATGAGTTTAAATTTTTGTTTGAAGCAGTATTTATTTTGGTTTGATTTTGATTTTCTAAGCCTTCGCCCTGTAGATATTTGTATTGTTGATCGCGGCCAAGCTCATTAGAGGTAATCATATTTTTTGAGATATAATCATCTAAATTTTCATATGTATTATTATTTATAGTTAATGGAAATTCTTCTGATAATGTATCCTCCAATGAATTTCCATATTGTTCTAATAATGTTTTGCGAGATTTTTGTAAATAATCAATTTCTCTAGAATATTTTTTAAACGACGTTTCGCCTACATTTTTTATTGCATTTAACAACAATGTATTAACGTAATCAAATTTCTCTTGTGGACTTGCCATTTCATTTTCACAACAATATTTACCATTTGTATATTTTGGATATTGGTCTGGATTACAACCTAAACTACCAGGATTTCCTATATTACCTAAATATTCCGCAAAGGGAAGAGCCCTCTTACTAAACTTCACATTGGGACCAGGAATACAGTTTTTTTGATTATTTATAGCTTCTTCATCAAAACGCAATGAACGAGCAGTGAGTGGTGGGTCATCGTATTTTATTGGTGTACCTGAAAACTCAGACATATTTAATTTACTTTTTATTATATAAAAGAAAATTAAATATTTTAAATAATATAATATATTAAGTATGGCAAATCAAATTTTGGATGCAATAAATAATATGAATGAAGATTTTGTTACTTATTTTATTTTAGCACTCATATTAATTATTGTAATAACTTATGTCTCTTATATGATTTATTTGACTAGTCTTCAGTCAAAAGAATGTAGTTATTTAAACATGTTATATCCATCTATTGATGGAAATATTAAACCTATATCTCCTAATATTAGTGACTGTAGTGGAAATTTATATGATTATTATATTAAAACAGCTTATAATGCTTGCAGTGGAGGTAGTTACCATAATGATTATGTAGACGTTTGTGTATTAAAAAGTATACTCAAACAAGGTGTTCGTTGTTTGGATTTTGAAATATATAACGTTGATAATATTCCAGTTGTATCAACTAGTAGTTCAAATTCTAAAAATTATTTTGTAAAAGAAACATTTAATAGTGTTAAATTCAGTGAAGTAATGAAAATACTAAGTAATTACGCATTTTCTGGTGGAACTGTTCCAAATCCGACCGATCCTTTAATTATTCATTTAAGAATCAAAAGTAACGAACAGTCTATTTATAAAGAATTAGCAAAAATATTTAAGTCTTATGATAGTATCATGTTAGGTAAAAAATACAGCTATGAAAATCATGGTAAAAACGTGTCTGCTGAACCCTTAACGTCTTTTATGAATAAAATTATTTTGATAGTAGATAAATCAAACAATGCTTATTTGGAAAATAAAGAATTTATGGAATATGTGAATATTACAAGTAACTCTGTATTTACAAGGGCTTTATCCTATTACGAGGTAAAAAATAGCCCTGACATCAATGAATTGGAACAATTTAACAAAAGATGTATGACGTTTGTTTATCCAGATTCTGGAGTAAATCCAACTAACCCTAGTGGTTTATTATGCAGAGCAACTGGATGTCAAATGGTTGCAATGCGTTATCAGTATGTAGACAATTTTTTGAAAGAGAATGCTACGTTTTTTGATGAAGGTGGATATGCTTTTGTATTAAAACCTGAAAATTTACGATATAAACAAGTTACTATTCCTACTCCTACTCCACAAAATCCCGCATATTCATATCAAACACGAAACTCTAGTAGTGATTATTACAATTTTAAATACTAAGCAACTTTTAGAAAAAGTTGCGCAAAACTACTTTAGAAAAATCTAAAACCAAACGTAAAACCAAACGTAAAACCAAAAAGTTTGTGGTTTGGCTCCACCTTTTCTAAAGGTGGATTCTAAAGGTTGATGATTTATTTTATCTACGTAATATAAGATAGATATAATAAAATAAAAATATGAGAAATAATGTAAAAAGAACTAACTCTAGAAAAAATCATAAATCTCCCACCAAAAATATATGCAAAGGGTTATCTTTTCAAGATTGTGAATTAGCAATTTTGCGTATGGCGGTTGATAACGCGGAAGAAAAACTCGCCAAGCGTATTGTTAATTCTGATGAAATTAAGAAAATGATAGTTATTGTAGAAGATTTTATAAAATTAAAAAATTTAATTTGTTATGGAGGTACTGCTATCAACAATATACTTCCTCTAGAAGACCAATTTTACAATAAAGACGTTGAAATTCCAGATTATGATTTTTTTACACCCGACGCTTTAAGCCATGCAAAAGAATTAGCAGATTTATATTATAAAAATGGATACACTGACGTTGAAGCAAAATCAGGACAACATCATGGCACCTACAAAGTGTTTGTCAATTTTATACCAGTAGCCGATTTAACACAACTTCCAAAAGAGATATACACTGCAATCAAAAAAGAGTCTGTTAGAGTGTCAGGAATATTATATGCACCTCCTAATTTTTTAAGAATGTCAATGTATTTAGAACTTTCCAGACCTGCAGGAGACATATCAAGATGGGAAAAAGTACTAAAACGTTTAGCATTATTAAACAAAAATTATCCAGTTACGTCCATTAACTGCAATGCTATAGATTTTCAGAGAGAAATGCAAGATAAAACAAATGAAGATGACATTTACGAAAATGTGAAAAATACATTAGTAAACCAAGGTGTTGTATTTTTTGGCGGTTATGCAATTTCACTTTATTCGCAATATATGCCGAAAAATTTACAAAAAAAATTAGAAAAAATTGCTGATTTTGATGTAATTTCACACGAACCAAAAACAACATCTGAAATAGTCGTAGAAAGATTAAAAGACGTCGGCATTAATAATGCAAAAGTACTTTATCACAAACCAATTGGCGAAATTATTCCAGAACATTATGAAGTAAGAGTAGAAAATGATACTGTTGCTTTTATTTATCAACCTATTGCATGTCATAGTTATAATATTATTAAAATTCATGGGCATAATGTTAAAATAGCTACAATAGACACCATGTTGAGTTTTTACTTATCTTTTTTGTATACAAATCGCGATTATTACAATGAATTTTCAGAGAGAATTTTATGCATGTCAAAATTTCTTTTTGATGTACAACAAAAAAATAGATTACAACAAAAAGGACTACTTAAGAGGTTTAGTATTATTTGTTATGGACATCAAGAATCTATTGAAGAATTGCGCTCACAAAAGGCAAAAAAATTTAAAGAGCTCCAGACAAAAAAGGGTACCCGTGAATATGAAGAATGGTTTTTAAATTACAAGCCTGAAACGGTAAAAAATAAAATTGATGGAAGTAAACAAATTAAAAAAATAAAAACAAAAAATACACTAAATACGACAAAAACAAAGAAAAATAAGACACAGAAAAAAGAAAATAAGAAACCAAAAACAAAAAGTAAAAAGGTATTTAATTTTAGATTCAATTTGAAAAATGATCCGTATAATAAATAAATTTACCTTTTAGAAAAAGGTAAAACCAAAAAAACATTTCGTCTTTTAGAAAAAGGTAAATTAGAAAAAGGTAAAATGTTATAAAGTGTTGAATTTTGCGCAACTTTTCCTAAAAGTTGCTATGGATTACATTCCAACCACCCATATTCGCGTCAATTTTAGTTGAATTTTCAAAATTTTCAATAGGTTCTACTTTTTTGGGTGTTTTATCATGTAATATTGTGTAATCATCACAACTTTTATACAATAACATAAAATATTGGATTAGTTCATCTTTGCTACAATCTGTCATGCTGTAACATTTCATCTCTGGAAAATTATTATAATCTAATATATTACACAAATTTTCACTATCTTCTTTATTATCTAATAAAATGAAATCATTTGTTTTGTCATCATACAATTTTTTCAATACATCTAATTTGTTATAAAAAGTATCTAGCCCTAAAATACAATATTGTTTTTTATAATTTAAATTAATTATACTATTGCAATATTTGTATTCATAATCTTTACGTTTCCATATCTGAGTATAATTATATTTAAAAATTTCATCTTCATAAGCATGACAGTGTTTCATGAAATTATCAATATCGTATTTCACATATGTTGCTGTATTCAATTCCCATATAATTCTATTAATCTCAGAGTTTCTTATTAATGAAAAATTGTTGTTGTTATTATTCATATATTGAATATAACCCAATTTGTGAATTCTAGCAATCTTTGTATTCACAGCAGTTCTAATTAATACTTCGTAATCATCCAAAATTGGTAAATACTCGCAAAAATTACCCATTTCCATCAAGGTTTTTTTTCTCCATATTCTTGGGTGATTAGGAACACTTACAATATGATGTAACGTAATATTATTGATATTTGGTGTAATAGCTACATAAACCCAATTACCTCTAATTTTCTGTCTATAATAACCAGAATATCCTAATGCAAAAAAATTACCATAATTAAAATTTGTCCCATCTTCATATATATTTGTGAAATCCATATAAATAAACCCGACCTCATTATTGTTATCAAATACATTTGTCGCATCTAATAAAACGTCTGGCAAAATTTCATCATCATGATCCATCTCTAAAAGATATTTACCGCGACATAAAGAAATAGCTTCATTTTTAACATTTCCTATATTTCCATTATTCTCACTTCGTTTATACAGACGAATTCTTTTATCATTAATTAGATGTTGTTTTAAAAATACGAAATGTTCGTCATTTGGCGAGTCGTCTAATATTACCCATTCCCAATCTTTCATTGTTTGGGTTTTGATACTTTCGTATGCTCTTAGTATTTTATCATAAGAATTATAACATGTTGTGAAAAGTGAAAAAACTGGTCTGTTATCAACGTCTGTTACAACACAAGAATGTAAATAACAATAATTTACACCCCTATTAAATTCATAAAAATTATTTTCATCTAATCTTTCGTAATGTAACCATCTCTTTGTCATTTTACTCAAAATAATATTATGTACGTCTTTATGATAAATAGTTTCATCTTCTCCAAACGTTACGAGCAAATGATAGTTTGGGTCAAACATTTTATTTAATTCTTCTTTTTTATCCACAATAAAAATACTACATAGAAATTTATCTTTATTTGCATTTATAAATTCATCTATGTAGGAATATTTATCATATCTAAAAAATAATATATACGGGTATTTCATTATAATTTAATAAATTAACTTTTTTTTAAATTATAATTATAATTATAGTAATTTGTTAACGGTGTAATACATTTCAAAAAAAAAGATTGAATATTCATACTAATGACATTCAAAAATATACCTTATAAATAATAATTTTTTCTATCAAGTGTCGTATACTCATTAAAAATATTCAACTGGTAAATTTTCTATTAATTTATTAATTTATTAATATAGCTGTCAATCATTCAATAATTATACCGTAAATAATACTTATTATTAATAATAAGGGATTAATTTAAAAATAAATTTACTTATAATATAATTATAAGTTATTTGCATTATGAAAACATTACATTTAACATCGCATATAGGAACTCGCAAAAATATAGAAAACGTCTTTAGTTATTTAAATATGAGTGATAAACTTATAACTGAGAGTTGTGTACACAATGGTTTTTATATTAACAAAAAATACGCTGATGAAATTTGGAGCTATTATCAAAATGAAAATAAATTGGTCGGTTACGACTGTTTATTATTTACAGATACAAGTATGATAGCAAGACCATTTTTACAAAATATAGATAAGCACAATTTTTTTATTATTATTTATGTTACAAATCGTTTTGATTGGGGTTTTTTTGGAAACAAAGATCCAGATTATTTGCAATTGTATTCAGATGTGTCAAAACATTATAGTAATAGAGTAATATTTTGCGCGGACAATAATTACGACCAATATTATGCAAAAACTCACAATATTAATTTTTTATATGAAAAGTGTATTAATTTAACGCCGCGCTTATGCAATGAAATTTATTTACCAAATAAAAATAACTTTTTTGTTTATAATCGGGGCACTAAAATTGAAAAGTACGGAGATATTTTAAAAAATCATAATATTAATTATGATATATTTGGCGAAAATTATAATAGATATGAAGATTCTCAAGAAATTTGTCAATATAAAGGTTTCATACATTTACCATATCAAGTGAATATACAATCATTATGGGAAAATTTGGGCTATTATGTAATTTATTTTATACCATCAAAAAGATTTATAAAAGAATTGATTACTAATGAATCGTGGTATTACTGGGAAGAAAAAGATCGTCCTCAATTTCTAGAACAAAGTATAGATTTGTCTGAATGGTATATTGACGAAAATGCTTGTTTATTTGAATATTTTGATACCTGGAGTGATCTTGAGTTAAAATCAAAAGATGTCACAGATGATTATTTAATTAAAAAAAAAGAAACAATCAAGAAATTTATGATACACAATAATGAAACTAACTTATTAAAATGGAAAAATATATTTAGTAAAATCATATAAAAATTTATATTGTAAATGTATAAGAATATAATTAAATAATTATAAGTGATGATTAATTATCCTACTATTGTAACTATGTTTTATGATATAAGAAAATTGGAAAATATAGATGTCAATGCAAATCGCCAAAAAAACAAATATTTTGATTTATCAAAACAATTCATTTTAAAATTACCGTATCCTCTAATAATATTTACCGACATAGATGATAACGATTCTGAAGATTCTAATAAAAACGATGAAACTTTAGTTGATATTATCAATTTTGAAAGAGAAAAATATATGGATAGAACTCAAATAATTAAAATAGATATTAAAGAAACATATTTTTATAAATATTTAAATCAAATAGAAGAGTTACAAAGTAAATTTAGAATTTATAATGGCGATTTAAATCATGAAACGCCATTGTATATAATTTTGAACAATAATAAATTCTTTTTTATGGAAACTGCAATATCTAAAAATCCATTTAATAGTTCGCATTTTATATGGTGCGACTTTGGTATAAATCACGTTGCACACAATCCCGAAAAAATTAATAAATGGATTCTACATGTCCCTGATAAAATTAAACAGTTATGTATTAATCCTTATATAGAAAACGTAAAAGACAAGGATATATTTTGTAATATATACCATCACATGGCAGGTGGTTTATTTTCAGGGTCAAATGAAAACTTGTTAAAATATATTGATTTGTTTAAAAATAAGGTGGATCAAATATACAATGAAGAATGGTATCAAATAGATGAAGCAATTATGACTATTGTTCAAAGAGAAAACCCTGATTTGTTTGATTTATTTTACGGAGATTATATAGGAATTATATCAAACTATTTGGAACCTTATAATAGTATAAATTTAATTTTACAAGGGGTTGATAAAGCATTGAACCATAATAATAAAAAATTAGCTTATACTATCTTAAATTATTGTCATAATTATTTTAATAATAATGAAAACGCCTCAGAAATTTATAAATATATTAATCAAAGAATCATTACAGATTACTATAACAATGATGCAAAATTGAAAGTAGAAGTTATTTACTTAATTAATAAAAAAATATTGAATGAAGATACAAGGATCATTGATTTATTAAAAAATAACGAACATAATTTGAGTTTTTATTCAAATAAAAATTTAATATTGTTCAAATAATCAAAACAATCAATCAATCAACCAATCAAAATTTCCCAAAATGTGTATTTAATTTATTCAATAAATAATAAAATATGCCAAATAGTGAACTCATAAAAATATATCCGTTTATATTTAAATTACCGTCTTTTGAAAAAAGTACAGGAAAATAAGAGAATAAGAATTTTCTGAAAAAAGGTAGTTGAAATAAAAAATACAATACTGCTAATAATATTGGTACTTGAATTTCATTGTACATGTCATCCAATGAATTTGAACTCTCCAATTTTGAATTATACTCATTCATAATATCACCTGCTTGTTGATAATTACTAATATAATCAATATTACCTTGTTGTTGACTTTGATGCACTGGTGGTATATAATTTGGTTGAATACTCATATCGTGCGTTAAATTATTAGTAGTCATAGGAATGTCTCTAGATGGCAATTGAGTTGCACCTGTTGCACTTGCTTGTTGAAGACCATTTACAATTTGATTTATAGTAGTTTGGTCTAAATTAATAGAACCCGTGCTGCTTTGCATATTTGATTGTGGCATTTGTTCGCTAGCATTTAAGTTTATATTATTTATATTATTCACACTACCGCCATTTGCAGGGTCAGTTGGTAAATCCATAATACTTGTAGTTGTGTTTGCCGAATCACTCATATTACTTTTATTGTTACTATAATTATTATAAAGAATGATTGATTATAATAATTACGCAAATTGTGTAACCTAGCTAAAAAGAAATAATTCTTTTGCTTTTATCGCAAGTTGTAGATTTTGTTGTATATTTATAACATTTATTGTCGTGTTTGTATATTTTATTCTTAATTTCTTCTAAAGGGGGTGCGTGGAATATCAAACATTCCTTGTCTTTACATATTGCTCTAAATAAAGAGGCTAACCCAAATCCTAATAAAATAGACATGATTATTTTTCCATTTTCTGAATGGAGAAATCTACCTAGATGTAATTTCATTTATTAATTGATATATTTATATATAAATAGTTATATTAAATTTGAAGAGGAATTTTGCTTAATATTGAATTGTCTTTTGGACATTCAATTTCATTTGCTTCATAACGAAAACAATTGTCGGCCTTATCCTTGAATATAATTTTATCAATGTTTTCGGGACTAGGATAAATATAGATTGTTTTCATCTCAGGTCCGTAAATGTATACGAAAAATAGACCGATTGCAAAACTTACCATAAATACACGGAATGAAATGTATTCTAATATCATTATTTTATTTCAGTTGTTGTGTTATATATTACAAATATATTTTCAAAATAGTATTTGGTATTTTGGTATTTTGGTATTTTTCTCTAAAATATGGGTCGGCTGTATATTATACATATTTGTTGAATCCAACTTCCTGTTTGATTAAATTATTCAAAGTATCTACTAACATTGTGTAATCTCTCACACCATTTTTCTCACTATATAATGTTAAAAGTATCTTTTGGTATGATTTTTCTTGCTTGTTAAAAATTTCATTGTAAATTTCATTTCCAAAATCATACTTACCGTCTTCTAAAATTTGCGGAGGAAAAATAAGATTACTTGGTGTTGCAAATTCCAAAGGTTTATTTTCTTTTTTGTATTTAACGTATTTATTCATGGTTTCTAATAACCATTCTTTATTACTTTGTTTTAACAAAATTTGTTTATACTTAGATGACAATTTATTCCATATACCTTGATATTCAGCATTGTCCCAAGTTATTGTTCCATCGTCATTGTAACTAGGTCGCACTGTTATAACAACATCGTCGCCGTTTTCTTTATCTAGTGGACTTGTTTCAATAATAAGTTTTTTTTTCATAACTGGTTTTTTTGTGGTCTTTTGTTTTCTATTATTATTGTTGCCTACATAAATTTCACCATAGTTGAAATTTACTACAGAAGGAGCTATGTAACTATCTTCTAAATCTGCAATACTATTCTTTCTTTGTATTAAGCGATACACACCTTCAGAATCATCAAACTCCACCAAATTAACCTTGTATTTTAATGTCAACAACTCTTTCAATTTAGATTCCATTTGGTTTACATAAATATCAACAGAATCCCTGATAAATTGCACATTTCCAGTTGAATCAAACCTTTTAATTGACATTTTTATTTCATTTACTAAAATGTAGACTTCTTCTTTTAATTTTACAATGCTTTCATTTGTTATTTTACTATCTACAACATCAAACATATGTTCATAATTAATATTCAATAAAAAACTTGTATCATTAATAGCCTCTTTAATCCTATCAAAATTTTCAATAGCCGTTTCTGTTTTAGTGTAACCAAAAAGCAAGTGGTTTTTATACTCAATAATTTCATTTTTATAATTTTCAATATCTTTTTCCAATTCTTTAATATGTTCCATAATATTGTATGTAACTCCTGCGTTGATATTAATATTCAAACTACAAGGTTCACTTAAACTACCACACATTGCTTTTAATTCTCTAAAATCATCATTAACTTCTCCACTGTGTTTTATGGAAAAAATAGTCCCTACAGGACGTTTACAATTTATGCATTTTGGTTTCAATTGTTTGTATTCATTTCGTTTCTCTTTCCAACTCATTTGTTTGTTTTTGATAATTTTTTGTTTATCTTTATTGTAATCACTTTCATATTTATTTTTCAATTTGTAGTATTCATTAAATGCATCGTTTGCAGACATAGTTGTTGTAGACATATTCTATATACTAGTTATATACATATAGAATATATTTAATAAATAAGTTTTTTACTGAAAGTTTCAAATTCACTTTCCCAATTTGGTAACCCAGTAATTAACTCTTGATGTGCTTGTTTTTTAGCAAGCTGAAATTTTTGCACTTTGGATAAAATATATTGTTGTTTCTCTCTATCCTTTCTTTGTTTTTCCATATGTGACATTTTTCCTTTGTATTTATAAATTAATATACATCCTAAAATTGTTAAAAATAATAAAAATAAACCTATATTGAAAATCCAATTATGAAATCTTTCTTTAAATATATGACATTGCTTCAGTGTTTCATTTAAGAAATATTTAACACCATTTTCTACCAATCTAGGAGGACGTATTTCTACATAGTCCATTATCATAGTAATTACATTTATAATTATTAATTAAATTTATACATAATATTATATAATAATCAATATATATATTATATTTAAATATGGCAAACAGTTATTTGAATATTATTACTTTTTTATTAACAACACTTGTTTATTATTTGGCTTTAAAACCTAGTTTAAAATACAATGACGTCACAAATACTGATAATTATAATAATTATTTGAACAGCAATAAACTGTATTTAGCGGTTTATTTTTTTGCAATTTTAGTAATACAATTTATTGTAAATGCTTATGTAATAACTCAGACTTGTGGAGGAAATATTACTCAAAACATGTCAGCATCAGGAACATTCACTTTTATTCCATGGTCATTAATTTTCGGAGCCGTTATTGTCATTCTTATTGTTTATCCAGGATTTAAATCCGCATTTTCAGATGTAGTTGGATATTATTATGTTGCAGGGTCAGCAAATAAATTATTAACTGAATTGTTAGTAAACAAAGATATTCAAAATAATATAGACGCTGACGGCGGTAGTACAACACAACAAAAAGCACATATGCAACAAGCGGCTGATATGATTATTAAAATATGCGGAAATACATCCATATTGATAAATCAAATGGTACCAAACAATTTTGTAGAATATTGGAATGTTTTGAGACCTTTAATGAAAACACAATATCAAACTGATGGACCACAAGCAGATGCAAAACGAAACGAACTTTTTGAATTAGTTGTTACTCGCGATAATATTGGCGAAGCAATGTGGTATATGTACACTGGAATATTGATAACATCTATTGTTCAATTAAAAATCGCTACTCGTGGTTGTATTACAGATCCTGCTCAAATGGCTAAAAATTATCAAAATTATTTAACAGAACAAAAAGCCGCAAAAACTCAGGAAAAACAGGCTACTAGTACCGTGTATACATTATAAAAATTGACTTAAAAAATAGACATTATATTGTAATAACAAGAAACTAAAATGACTAGTAAATATCGTAGATATGACATGATTGGCGCAATAAATTATTGGTGTAGTAAGAATGGTGGCTCATACTTTACATACATAGAAAAAAAAACTAAAGCAGAATTAGAAGCAATCGTCGCACAATACAATATAAATGTAGATGAAATGAGATTTGAACAAGCCAAAGAGCGAGAGGAAGCGGCAAATGTCATACCAAAAATGCAAGCAAGAATTAAAAAAAACATAGACTTTTTACTAGATAAAATAGAAATGTTGGAATCACTTTTGAATGACGAACAAAAAGAAAAATACATGGAATTTTGTAATTCACAAGAAAACCCAAATCAAGTCTAATGTAATGTAATGTAATGTAATGTAATAAATTAGACCATATGATTGAATAATTTTATTAAATCAAATTTTTCATTATCATCAAGTTTTTTTATATGGGATAAATCCAATGCATGTAGCTTTATTCTGTTTACTATTTTGCTTTTGATTTCAGTAATTTGTAAAAGCTCACTATTTTTTTCAGGTGTGAAAATAATATCAAAATCAAATTTAAAATCTAAACTATGTTCTAAATCATCATTATCACTTTCAAATTCATTGTCTCTGTATGCAATGAATTCGCTTAATTCACTATCAGAGTCATTTGCTACTTTATTATTATCATTAACGTGATTAGCATATTCACTATTGTCACTATCATAATTGTTGACGTCATCATTATAATCAATATAAGGTTCGTTTACAATCATTTCAATTTCTCCTCTGTTTTGAGCTAGTTTAACATAAGAACTATTTTCATCCATACTGTCATTTATGCTAAAATTAGTATTAACATTTATAATATCTTTATATTCATTGATATATGTTTGATTATTTTCCATTTTTATTATAATACAAGTATAAATTTATATTATAATACAAAATACAAATAAGAATAAAAACCCTAAAATAATTTTGGACTCGCCAAGTAAAACATAACTATTAAATAGCTTGCAATTCCTAAAATTAGTGATAATAGCCAAATAGGTAAAATAGTCTTATTTTTGTATCCAATACCAAATTCCCTGACACTTCCGTCTCTATTATATAAGAAGGCTGGTTTTATCATAACAATCAATCCAAACACAAATACAAATAAAATAATTGATATTAATGTAATGTGTTGTCTTATATAATTTTTATTTATTAACATTGTTTGTTATTATTTAATATAAATATAATAATTTATATTTTATATATTAAATATAAAATATAATATTCAATAATATAGAATGACAAGTTTTTTAATAGTCGGATGTGGTCTTTCAGGTGCTGTAATTGCAGAGAGAATAGCAAGTAAATTGAATCGTAAAGTTACTGTTATTGAAAAAAGAAATCATATTGGTGGTAATTGTTACGATTATATTGATAATGAAACTGGTATATTAATGAATAAATATGGAGCACATTTATTTCATACAAATAATAAAGAAGTATGGGATTATATTAATATTTTTGATAAATGGGTAAGATGGGAACATAAAGTATTGACAAATACGGATAATAAATTAGTATCAATTCCTGTCAACATTACTACTATAAATGAATTGTGTAACGAAACCTTGCAAAATGAAAATGATGTAAATGAATGGTTAAAAAAACATCAACTTCAATATGAAACAATAAATAACAGTGAAGAAATGGCAAAGTCTAGAATAGGAAATGAATTATACGAAAAATTGATAAAAGAATATACATTTAAACAATGGAATAAATACCCACATGAACTTGATAAATCAGTTTTAGAAAGAATACCTATTAGAGGTAATTTTGATACAAGATATTTCACCGACAAATACCAAGCTCTTCCTGAAAAAGGTTATACACATTTTTTTACAAAAATTCTTGATAATAAAAATATAGAAGTAAAATTAAATACAGATTATTTTGACTATATTAAAAATAATAATTACGATGTCGTAATATTTACAGGTCAAATTGATTCATACTTTCCTGATTTAGAAAAATTAGAATACAGAAGTATTGAATTTAATATTGAAAGAATTAAAAATATGAATTATTTTCAACCGAATTCTGTTGTTAATTACCCGAGTAAAGATGTACCATACACAAGAATTGTGGAATACAAGCATTTTTTAAATCAAAAATCTAACGATACTGTAATAGTAAGCGAAAAAACAAATGATAAAGGAGAGCCGTATTATCCTGTTCCCAATAAACAAAATTTAGAACTATATGAAAAATATAAAGTTCTTGCAGAAAAAGAAGAATCAAAAAACGTATTTTTTGTCGGTAGATTGGCAAATTATAAATATTTTAATATGGATGAGGCCATATTAAATAGTTTGAATTTTTTTGAAGATACTATAATAAAAAAATTTACTTAGTTATAAAATTGAAATAATTTTTATATAGTCAACTCTATATAAAAATTTCAAACATACAAACATACAAACATACAAACATCTACAAAGATGTAGAAAGATCTAGAAAGAGATAAAAATCAAACTATGACTCGTAATAATCATCATAGTCAATATCGTCTCCTTCAAATTGTCCGTCTAAATAATCCTCTGTATATCCACCAATGTCGTATGCTTCGCGTTCTATTTCATTTTCTCTATCTGTTTCTTCTATCAAATCATCCATAACAATATCTAAATTAGTAGTGTCCACATTTGTTTCTCGTATTTTCCTTTGCGCTTTTCTTTCAAATTGTAACATTTGATCAACAAATTCGCGCTCTTCGTCGTATGTTTCTTTTACATAACTAGTCAGACCTTTTTGCAATCCTTTGCTCCAAACACCTAATTTATTTACTTTCAATATCGTATCAGCATCTCTCTCCTCGTCGGTCATTGTTTTCAATCTATCTGTAATAATATCTTTCTCCTTTT